TCTCTCCTTCCAACTTATCCCAAGCTGCCTTGGGGTCACCTTGCTCACAGGTAGCAATCAATTCAACTGCCATCTCTTGCAAGTACTGTAATTCCTCTGGAGGAATATTATCTTGTGCGCCCTGAGTAGGTGTAATCACTACTGATCTGCCCTCTTCAGGTAAATCTTCACCCGCATAGATGTATAGACCCAAGCCATGCAGACTTAAAGCCTTTGTCATGCAACGCATGATGGCAGTGTTTACCGCAAAAGCGTCAGGAGTGGGGATGGCCTTGTTTCTGTAGTCCATCACAGGCAATTGACAGGTCATTGGCTTGCCAAACATGGTAGCGGTAACAAACACCATTGCCGTACCATTTATGTCCATGAAACACTTGTCGCCAAACATCTCTACCTTGTAGGTAGCGGTAGGATCAGCTTTGAGAGCTTCTGCCCATGCCCAAGCCCATGACAGGTAGGTTAGGTTATTTTTCTTCTCTGTATGAGAATTGACATCTTTTTTCAGTAACGCTTCTATTGACATATTAACTCCTTTGATTTTCGTTTAACTCTTGTTGAATAATCTCTTTTTGTTGTTCAGGATATAAATCCTTAAACTCGATAAAGTCTGCTTCTTGGCAGCAAACTATTTTATTCCCTTTGATTGTCAAACAATAAGGGCAGTAGTGTATGTCTGAGAACTCTGACACATAGGTTTGAAATAGTGTTTTCATGTGAGACTATCGTAAGCCATTGTCCACAGAACATCACCCGCCAGATCGGTGAGCTTATTCAACTCATCTTCTGTTAGTGGTGTTCCATCTTCATAGCATCCACTTGAAAAGTAAGCATCAGAGAAGTCTGGAAAGTCTCTGCTATCTACTCCATCTATCTCTAGGTCTACAACCTTTTTTCCATTAAGAATCGGCATATTTACTCCTGTTAAACGTGGGCTACTGTTTGCCCACACCGATAATGTGCCACACAGATTCCTGAATTTACATAGGGGTTTTCCCTAATTTACGCAACTTTTTTATCATGCTAGGCTACTCGTATGAAAACTGAAATACTTGAAAAAAGATGCGCTGAAGCCTTGCTTGGGTACTCTCAAACAATGGCAGATGCTTATACAACCGAACCAGAGGACTTTGATGCGGCTGTAACAGCTTTGCTTGCTAGAACGCTAGAACTCCATCTAAACCGAACAATTAACCTAGAGAACCTTTACAAATGACCCAAGAAGCAGTTATCAGAGCATTACAAAATGGCCCACTTACTTCCTACCAAATAGAGGATTTAACTGGCATACCAAGACTATCTATTGCAGCTTGTTGCACAAAAATGAGCTACAAGAAGAAGCTAAAAATTGGGAAAATTAAGTTAGGTCGTTCTTGGGTTTCTCAGTACACCCTAGCACCACACATGATTGAGGCTGAAAAGGTAGAAGAGCCTCGTGATCTGCTAAACCCGTTTGACATCAGGAACGCTAAAGGCATCTTCACTAAGTCTGAATATGCTTCTATGAACCAACAGGCTGTTCGTTTGTTTGGTAGAAAACCAACAAATGAAATCACAAATAATCAATATATTTAAGTTTACAAAGTAGAATTAGTTTGATATTATGGAATCCAGCTAGGTCGGGAGTTGCTACCCAACCGAAAAGAGTTAACCCTTCTCCTGCTGGCAATTCCTTTAAGGGTGGTTTAAAAAGCGGAATATATGCACTTTTACAAGTTTCACATTGGTGACTACATGAGTCACACTCGCCATCTTTCCTTGCTGGAAGACTTGGCATACAGAAGACTTTTAGACTTCTATTTTCTCCATGAACAACCGATTAGGCACAGAGATGCTGCCAGACACATTGGGATGAGAGATCACGAGGAGGATGTTTTAACAGTCCTTAATGAATTCTTTTTGTCCACAGAAAATGGGTTTATCAATGTTCGTGCCGACAAAGAAATAGCAGAATTTCGCAAACATCAGGCAGTTTCTGCTTATGGTGCGTTTATCAGAGACAACCCATCTTTGAAGCATCTTGTTAACAAAGAAGACTTTGTAATTCACTATTTGGCATCATCCATAGATGTTTATATAGGTACATTAAGGGCTAATGATGTACCCATCAAGGACACATCATCGGGTGACGATGCACCATTAACCACTAACCATAAACCATTAACCATTAACCAAGTAGAGAAGAGAGCAACTAGCGTTGCTTGCCCACCAGATGTTGACCAACAAATTTGGGATGATTGGAAACAACTCAGGAAAGCGAAGAAAGCTCCCGTAACAGAAACTGTGGTTTCAAGTGCTAGACAAGAAGCATCTAAAGCAAACATGAGTTTTAGCGACTTCCTAACTGTTTGGTGTGCCAGAGGTTCTCAAGGTTTGCAAGCTGAGTGGCTAAAGCCCGAGGAAAAGAATCTCAGCAAAACAGGTCAGATGAATCAACGGGTTATTTCTGGTTTAACAAGAGGCTTAATTGGAGGTGGCAATGTCAAACTACTCGGAAACTGATTTCTGCACTGCAGACCAAGGATTAGATTACATCTTTGCGAGAATGATGGCAATCTTCGGAACACCATTTAATCGCCACTTTGATGGCATAGACCCAGAGTTTGTTCGGCAAGAGTGGAAAAACCAACTAGGTCGATTCCTGACATACCGCCCAAGCATGGACTTTGCCATTGCAAAACTAGAAGGTGAGTTTATTCCGAGTGCCATCAAGTTTAGAAACTTGTGCAACCAAGGGCCACACATCCCCATTAAAGAGGTTTTGCAGATCGAAAAGCAATCTACCCAAGCCGATAAACAAGCAGCCCTAGAAGCCAAAGAGAAGGCTAAGAAGTGGCTTGAACAACATAAGTGGAGGACAAATGAAAGTTCTTCCAATTAACAATTTTGAAGTTGAGCCTTGGTTGCTTGAAAAACACTATGCCAAGCGTATGCCACAAATTATGTTTGCGTTTGGGCTTTACAAGGATGACATTCTGGTTGGCGTAGTGACTTATGGGATTCCTGCCTCGCCATCACTTTGCATGGGAATCTGTGGCAAAGAATACTCAGATAAGGTTTTAGAGCTAAATCGAGTTTGTTTGTTGGACAACCACAAAAATGAAGCATCATTCCTTGTTGCGAACTCAATCAAGTTATTGCCAAAACCAATGATTGTTGTTTCTTATGCTGATACCAGTAAGGGTCATGTTGGCTATGTTTATCAAGCCACCAATTTCCTTTACACAGGACTTTCAGCAAATAGAGTTGATTGGACAATTAAAGGACAAGAACATAAACATTCAAAAACCATAAGTGATGGTATGACACTTGAGGGAATAAAAGAACTTCATGGTGATGATTTTTATTACACAGAGCGTTCAAGAAAACATAGATATATCATTTTTCATGGTTCAAAAACTGATAAAAAAGTTTTACGTTCTAAATTGAAATACGAAGTTATGCCATATCCAAAAGGCGACTCTGAGAGATATGACTCTGGAACAACTGTTAAAACCCAACAACTTTTATTCGCATGAATTACTTTGAAGCAATGAGACTACTGGACAAGGTAAAGGAAGGCGTACCTTACCCTCTACACCTGATAAACAAAGCATTGGAGTTAACTGGTGATCTGGAGCAGACGTAACATTCAAGGCCCAAGCGATAGAGTAATCCTTGAACAAGCAGAGGCAAGGGAACTCTACCGCAACTGGGAGTGGTCAAAGAATCGTGATCTCATCAGGGCAAGGCTTGAGAGGGCAGAAAGAATCTATGGTACGGGTGCGAGAGATCGAATAAGGAATTACATGGCACAAATGAGAGAAGGAACACTTCTATGACAATGATGATAACTTTTAAAGTAGACGCTAACCCTGTTGGCAAACAAAGGGCTAGATACGTCAAAAGGGGAAACTTTATTTCCACTTACACCCCTGAGAAGACAAGAACCTATGAAACCTTAATCAGAGATGCCGCAATAGAAGCTATGGGCAGTAGCGAACCATTGGAAACCCCTGTAACGTTATACCTGTACATCCGCATCCCAATCCCTAAGTCTTACTCAAAGAGGAGAGCGCAAGACTGTTTAAACGGCTTGGAGAAGCCTATCCGCAAGCCCGATGGAAGTAACATACTCAAGAGCGTTGAGGATGGCATGAACTCAATTGTTTATAAGGACGATTCGCAGATCGTTAACATTCACCTTACCAAAGTTTACTCATCTGAAGCAGGGGTAGATATTTGCGTAAAAGAGTGCTTGGATTAGGGTAAGTCCTAATAGAAAAACACAAAATCATTGATAACATTTAATTTTTAACAGGAGTTCAGAATGGAAAATACTTGGGAATTTGACACAACAATTGGTCAGGGTAGCGAAGTAGTTACTGTTGTCTATGAATACGAAATGGACGAGGACAAATCCACCTATAACGAGTCTGTGAAGGAAGTTTGGTACGAAGGGCGTGATATTGTTGGATGTATGTCACAAGAGGCTTGTGCTGAATTGGAAATGGAAGCAGCAATGCGGTTTCAGCATCACAAACTGAACTATAAGATGGAGGATGTATGAAGCTAGATGAACTCGAAAAGATGGCAAAGCAAACTGCCGCCTTTGGTGTTCACCCAAGTGGTGAATACATTTACTCTTTTTACACTGAGCAATTACAAGCCTTTGCCAGACTAGTTGCTAAACAACAGAGAGAGGAAGACGCAAAGTTGGTCGAAAGCATGACCCTAGAGTGGCCCGATCAACCTGAATTTGCCCAAGTAGAGAGAACAACTATTCAAGATTGCGCCAAAATTATTCGACAAAGGGCTGTTACCTATGATTGAACAAAAGAAAGACGCACCAGGCAACCCACCATACTACGTATGCACTAATTGCAAATGGGCTTTTCAGGCTTTACAAGAGGCAAACGGGCATAGTAGGCGATGCGGTAGAAAAGAACCAGCCCCAGCCTACCGACACTATGAAGGGTTTATCAAATGAATGAACCTACTAAAGCTATCCAATATATTATTGATACAGCGCCACTCTATGCCAAGGCCAAGGCAGATCGTATGTACTTGGACGAATATCGTCGCAGTAAACACGCACAATTAAAAAGCCTTGCGGGTACTGAAGTACTGGGAAAACAAGACACGTTTGCTTATGCCCACCCAGAATATATCGAGATATTGGAAGGCATTAGACAAGCCGTAGAGCTTGAGGAGCGTTACCGCTGGCTAATGACGGCTGCTCAGGCACGGGTGGAGTGTTGGAGAACCGCCCAGTACAGCGCACGTATCGAGCAAAAAGCTACACAATGAATAACAAGCTAAGCGCAAAAGAGAGACTACACCTAGCAAGGGTGAAAAACCTCCCGTGTTCAGTTTGCCAGGCATCAGCCCCAAGTGAGGCACATCACTATAAACAAGGGTTACAGTACACTTGCATAGCCTTATGTGTTGATTGCCACAGAAACCCAGTAATGGGATGGCATGGGCAAAAACGTGCTTGGGCTATCAATAAAATGGATGAAATAGACGCACTGAATGAAACCATTCGGAGATTGTGCGAGGAAATGCCCACCAAAGGCCATAAAAGCCCCTTTTGAGCCGTTTTTTGGGGCTTGTGCATACCAACCATGCCAGACGTAAAAAAACCCTCCGTAGAGGGCTTTTGGTTATCGTTTAGTGAGTATTCGCAAAATTAGGGCAATGCAAGCGTAGATCATTAGCAGTTCCAAAGTTCTTCTAATGCAGAATCTAGGCTAATGCCATCATCAAAAGATGCGGAGGCCGACTCATTCCACCAATAGCCCTCGACTTTCTTTGTCCTGGTGTTGATCCAGATATTAGGGCCACCAAAGGCCACCAAAACCCTAGCTCCTAAATATTCCCGTTTGCTGTTGACGATATATTCAATGTCCAACGCATCTTGCAAATAATCAAATGCGCTCATTTCCTGATCGTCACAGTTAAGCTCATCGCCAAAGCCGTTTGTGATTGTGTTGGCTATTTGCTGCACATGATCTTGCAGACGTGTTTCAGTTTCGATTGTCATATTTACACCTATTAAAAGAAAGAAAAGAAAATTATTTGACCAAAATGTCAAAGTAAGCAAGCAAGCCAACACAAAGGGCAAGCCCTAAGCCGATGGCTGTGAGATAGTCTAAAAGATTGTTTTTCATGCTGTGATGCCCTCAATGGCACGTGATTGAACTTGCTTGCTTGCTATGTCGTACATTGTCCAGCAATCACGATCACCCCAATAAGCGGCCTCCTGATCGCTATCAATGATGCTTTTAACCTCCCGCATGATGACCACATTGCGAACCATGTCCGCATTGCGTGGGAACTGATAGTGCAGCCAATTATTGAAAAAATTGAGATATTCTGATCTTGTGCTTTTCATGATGTGGCCTTTGCTTGCAACTTGTTGGACATAGATTCAAGGCCAAACGCAAAAATTTGGTCGTTGTAGTTTTCGCAATCATGGGCAAACCATGTGCCGAAGCTGCTATTAGTTTTGCTTATGCGATAAATTTTGCCTTCGCAATAGCCAACGTATTCGCCTTTACGAAAAGCGGATTTTTCAATGTTTGGAAAGTTTTTCATTATTAAAGCCTATTCAGAGTTGATAAGAGAGAGAGTACAAATCTACCCTCTCACTCTATAAGCATAAAA